CTGGGTAGGGTCTCCCCCGCAGTGTCTAAAGCCGTAACATAATATAGATAACTACCAATAGGGAGCGTACCCGTTGTTGAGGACGCTGCTGCTACATTAACCGGTGTCACCACCCCCGCGAATACGTCGTTAATTGGTGTAATAAAGTCTAGGTAGTCTATCGTGTTTGGAGAGCCTGCACTAACTACTTGAAATATATCGGTAAGGGCTAACTTCCGATTTATAATCCCAATTTGGGGCGCCAACAGGTTTGTCAACGCCGTCTTGGTAGTGGCCTTCACTGTTAACAAGTTGGCGGTGTTGAAACAGTAGACGTTCAATTGTATGGGGATTGCCCGTTTAACCGGGTCTTTCCGCACCAGTTCATTATTAAACATACCATACTTAGCCATATACGTCACATATGCATCCCAGCTAGGGGTGTTCCATAAGGCATTAGTGAGTAAGGAGACTTGGACTACATTAGAATAAGCCTTGTTATTTGGGGCTACATCTTTCTGACCCAGTAATAATGCATCAGCTACCCCGGGGTATTTTAGGCTCTGCGCTATGTAATCGGATGACCTTACGGCCCTCCCATTAGCAGCGTGAACCACCCCTCCTAGGTATTTATACGTGCTGACACTTTTTTCATTAGCACCCCCGGCTAGTGCTGAAGTAGCCGCAGCGCTTATCTGAGGATATATCGCACACGAGATTGCAGCCCCGCTAAACTGAGTGTTGTTACCTGTAGCACCATCGGTAACCACATAGGTAATAGCTATGCTGGAATTATTAGAAGGCATTGTTCCATACCAAGAATTGCCAAACTTTAGCACTAGATTCCCCGCAGGGGTAGTACGATCTAGCACCGCAGGTTCCTGAGGATATGCCCATAGATTGTCGGTAACCACAGGGATCGGGTTTTTATCTATCTCTACCTTAACATCCTGGTCTGATATGGTAAACGCAGTCTCCATCCCCTGAAATATCTGAAAAACGTTCCCCGTTCCGACTGTAACCACGGTCTTAGGGGTACCCTGATACAAGGTTACAATGGCCGAGCTATTAGCTGCAAGGGACAACCCGGATCTATTAAATAAGGCTATCCCCCCAGAGGCTGGCCAAGAGGTAAATTCGGGAATAGACAGTTCTGTGCTAGTGGGGTTGTTAACCACTACAGTTACCGCAGCAGGCAACTTCCGGGAAATTCTCTGTGACAAAGTGTCCACGAGAGAATAAACCGAACTTGGGAGCTTAGCTGTAGCCATGCGGGTCTCATTTAAGGCACTCTCAATACCGAATTTTGCGTAAGCCGCTACCCCCGCTAAGTACCCGATAAGCATGGATCCAGTAGCACTATCGACGGTATCAGTCCACGGGCTGGTAGAAGACAAAAAGGTCTCCGCTTCATTATATAACCCGGTATAATCTACGTTAAACTGGGAGAAGGTATAATTAGGATTAGCTAAAATCTGATTTGCAGTGGCCACTAGTTTCCTCCTGTGAGTCTATGTAAAAAGGAGCTAAATTGACTGGTCTGGGATAAATTAGGGACATTATACACCCATTTTGCATAGTACCCATTACGATCAGGAACCGCAATGATGCTACTCTGTCGAGGTAGTACTTCTACTTCGGGAACCCAGGTTTCAATAGCTATATAGGTGTATTCAGCAAGGTCATCCGCAGTTTCTTGAGTGGCTGGGTCGAATAACAACTCTCTATACCCACTACCAAAAGAGCGTAGAAATGGCCTACTGCCAGAGACACAACTTAAGGTGTTGTAGATTTTAATCTGAACAGCATCCAGATCAGTAAGTATAACTCCTTTGCCATCCTGTCCGAATAGGCTGTTTACATCGCGGTAAATTGTGTTAGTAGCCATTACATTAAACTCGTGTTACCCTACATCTGTTGATTTGGAGTACCCGTAGTACCACCGCTGTCTCCGGGGTGTGAATGGGAATCATATATCGTTCGTACCTGGCTCATAGACCCCGTGCTATCGGATACCTGGACGGCTGATACCTGGACGGCGGCTGCTATACTCGCAGTACATACTACTTCCCCTTGCAAATTTATAGTAGCTCCTGTTATGTTCACTATACTGCCCTTTAGAGTAGCACTTCCAGTAGATGCTAATAGCTGGGTTGTTCCTATTTGGGCGGTTAAGGAGCCGTTAACTGTCACACTAGCATCTTTATCCACTGTAGTTGTCATATTACCCGATACTGTTGACGTTAGATCCTTGTCTATAGTGGCATTCACGTTCCCCTTAAAATGGAGCGTTGCATCCCCACCAACAGTAAGGGTTTCGGTACCCGGTATGTTAACCGTAGCGTTCCCGTTTGTATCCACATGGTACTCAAACCCAGATACATGCTTAACCCATAAATCTTTGGTTTTCCGGTCAATCAACAACCCAGTCCCTTGTTCATCCAAGAACCCCCACCTATGTGGGTAATTGGTAGTAAAGGCACTTATCATGCTAGTGGGGTCAAGGGTTGCACCTAAATACCGAGGACGATGTGGGTCGTTATCTTCTAAGTAAAACCATACTTCTGCCTGTATGTTAGGGACAAAGAAGAACAACGCACGTCCATCTCCTCCAAATCCGGGGGATCCCTCATTTGTAGCCCAAGGCAGGTCAGCAGTGGGGACATTTGTGTATATAACCGGGTGTGCTAACCTCACCCTACCTATCTTATGCGGGTCGTTATTGTCCATAACTACACCACGGTAGGTTATCCGACCCTCGGTTTTACTTAAATCCTGTCCTGTAAGCATTTGTCAGCCTATTAACTGTGGGTTTGAAATATCCATACCCTGTCGGATGAGAGCAAATTTTTCGTAATAGCTTAAATTGACGACACAGATTGCCCTAGACATGGTAAGGTACTTGCCAGAAAAAGCCTTTACCTTAACCGAAGGAGCACCTGCATTAGAAGACCTAGATTCTAACGAACAAACGTCCATTATATGGACACTCGTCTGCTGGCTAACTGTGGGGTACACGGTTAAATTGAATACCGCCTTAGCCCGAACATTTTGATACCAACCAACAAAATACTGCTGATTGACGTTAGAGGTGTCTAAAGTGCCTGTATTAGTAGCAAACGGATTTACTAACCCACTATGAATGTCTTTGTTGGTCTGCAAAGTCTGGGATAACTTGGTGACCCCTACTGTTGAATTAGAGACCTGTTGGGTGTTCAAAAGGTCATAGGAGGATACTTCATGCCCGTACCCCCTAAAAATGTTCTGGAACCCGCTGTTAGAACTAATCTCCTCCGAGACTATCTGATAATCATTAGCTGCTTGGGGGCTATGCGTAAAATTAAAGGGGGAGAGAGGTATAGCGTTGAGATTTCGGTATCTAAGATACCCCCGTAAATCTACGGCTAACGCCATTAAACTCTTGCCATTTACCCATCCACGGGAAGCAGTCTTAGACGCAAATACAGCCAGCCTCTGATGCCCTCCAATCCAGGTTTGTGTATCATTGGTGTTGTCCCCATCATACTTCAATCCAGCTATAGCGGCTACTTGGGATAACACTTTCCCACTTGATTGATTAGAGAATGACCCAGGTACAGTGTGTACTAGATACTTAGGAGCGTTATAAATCAAATCCAGAGTATAGGTGTATCCAGACCCTTCAGAAATCCGATTCCAACTCCATAAAAGGAAGTTATATACTGTCGCTGTTTCCTTGGAAGTTCCTACCTTGATTACCACAGTGTTAGCATCTCCCAGCATTGCTGCAAATTGGGAAAAGAACCCTAGGAAATCTGCAAACCTTAACCGGGCTATCGGCAAAACATAGATAAGGGAAGAACAAATGTGTACAAAGGTGACCGCCAATGCCTCATCTGGCAGTTCAAACCCATTGATATTTACCGATAGGAACACTCGGTTGCTAAGGGCAGCCATTAGATGGTCACCTCAGGATTGTCATGTAAGGCTTGAGAATCTAGGTATGCTTGTACGTCAGATAACGCCGGAATCTTTAGGGACAGCCCTGCGGAATATTCGGTATAGATGTCTACAATATTATTGTACAAACAAATCACCCACCACCAATGCTCATCCTGATACGCCTTCCAAGAGGTGGCATCCGGGCAGTAAGCCTCATCTTCGGATAACTGCCAAATATCATACCTGAAGGGCTGAAAAGACAGGTTAGCATACTTAGCCATATAAAAGTCTAACTGGGGCTTGCCCTCAAAATTTGTAGTAAGGGGTATGTATTGTTCCCTCATTTCCCACCCCCAGTATGAGAAGCAGGTAACCCGTACATCTTGCTAACATCCGAAGCCAGGGGTGTCTGGAATAACCGAACTGAGAAAGATACCTGAGCTGCCATTGGCCGTCCATTCTTATCAAATAGCATCGGATAGTCTTGGGATACCCCTAAAATAACAACTAAAGGAAACCGCATATACTTACCTATGCTCATACTAATCCTATTTTTGATATCCGTTATATCAGTAATCCCCGTGATGCCATGCTTAAATACCTGTTTGACAAACGCTTCCCCTTTCCCCAGATAAGACTTATGGGCGTTAATCGCTGCCTTTACCTTAGCCTTTAGGGCCAAGTGGGGGCCGGGGCTTTCCATATACTTGAGGGTAGCACCCCCCACCTTTTCATGCCCGTTATAGGGCAGAGACAACCGGGTAAGGTTTGCGATAGGTGTAACCAACTCCTTATCCGGGTCGGAGTAAGCATAAAATATCAACCCCATATTGATGTCTAACGGCTCACTCCCAGCCCAAAGTTGACTAGTCAAGGTCTGTGTCATAGGTATAATACCCGCTACCCTGCCTAGTGTCATTATTCCCGACCCTATTCCAAGACCCCCAGAAAAGGGGGAACTATACCCGGAAGTCACTTGAAACCGGAAACTATCTGGAAGATACCCTTTAACTTGAATTTTACGATCATGGCAAGTAAGACGTACCTGGTAGTTGGGGTTAGCCGGATCGTAAGAGAATAAAGACGAACTATCCCCCGAAGGCGCCCCCATATCCGGGTAGTTGGTAACCGGGTTTGGGCTAGATTTTAACCCGAATGGGCCTAGATAATTCTGAACAGAGGCATTGTTACTTGCTGCCGCAGTTACCTTTGGGGGTGGGGGGGATAGAGGGCTGATAAGCGAGTTAAAGTCAATGATACCCATAATCAATGATCCAGTAAAAAGCCGAGGTTCATTAGCATAAGTCGGGGGTTATCTACGTACATAGGTATATCTGAAGGATTTACTGCCTGAGAAGAAGTGGGGCTACTTGAATGCCCCATGGTAGCCGGTTGAAGGGCTGCTGCTGCGTATGAGGTATTCACCGAGGGAAGCCCCAAGAGTTTCTTTGATAGTTCACGCAAGGGAGTGGTTAACGGTAGCCCCTGGGGGGTTACTATGGGATGATTATACCAAGCTGATCCTAGCCCCTCCTTGTGGAGCCGATGGGCGGTAGCAGCTAGACCTGTGGGCGTATATAAGGAATGAATTTGAGTAGAATTGTTCCCAAAGTATTTTTGGGTAAGCTGGCCTAGTTCCTTAGTATGCTTATACCAGTTTATTGCACTGTATTTCGGGTTTATGGCTTGGTCGGTCTCTTGGGCTTTGGTATCCCGAGAATTTCGCATTGCAGCTTCTAACCCCTTCTTAGTCGTGGGGTAGGGGGTACTACTAGGCAGTAATGCTAATATCTTCTTAATAGTGCTACGAGGAATGCCGGTAGCACCAGGTAGCACATGAAGCGCCCGACTATACGACTTACGGGATAGAGCTTTTTCATGGACATACGCCGCATTTAGCACAGCTCCGGCCATTGCAACCGCCCCAGCAGCTCCTTCTTCTGCCCCTGCCAGCCCCCGTGTCAGCACTTTTTTGCCTATTCGTCTTGCTATCGAGGGTAAACGCTTCTCTGCCCTTCCTATAAGGGTTTTAGCATTTTTACCCAAAGTCTTTACTATACCCTTTGTACCTTTCCACCCCCCTTTTACTAAGTTCTCAGCACCCTCCCGCCCAGCCTTTACTAGATTTTTCACGCGTTCCCCTGCACCTTTTAATGCTTGGCCTGCTTTTTTTAGGAGCGTCTTAGCTTTATGGGTTGCCGACTGGAAAAGGGACTTAATCTTACCCCAAAATTTCACCCCAAATATCCCCCCTAATACAGAGGCTAATAATCTGGGTAACGAAGTTAATAATTTACGTAAGGGGCTAGTTAGCTTAGTTAGGATCGAAAGAATCCCTTTTCCCTTTTTCTTCAAAGCCTTGGCAGGTTTTTTCAAAACCTTAAGGATAGCTACAAGAGTCTTTCGCATGTGTTGCAATAACGATATTGAAGATCGTTCCCCCTTTGTCTCTTTATTTGCATCCTCATGCTGAATAAAGGCATTTTTAACCGTACCCCCCAACTTTGAAAGGATGCCTAAGCCCCCGTCAAGGTTTTTATGTGCGAATACCGGTAACCCCGGAAATTTTCCTAACAAGCCGCCTAGCCCGGTAACTCCCTTTCTGATACCAGATAAGCCCCGGCCTACTAAGTGCCTTAGCCTGCTGGATTCACCCCCTTCGGAATCGGCTTCCCGTAACCCAACGAGGCGTTTTACCGCACTACTCAACCCCCTAGCCCCAAAACTCCCAACTTGCATAATACCTCGTTTGGCGAGTGTTAGCCCTCTCCCAGCTATCCGCCCTGGATGCACCATATCGAGCAAAGGCGCGGCTAATAACGCTGCGGGGCCACCTAAACTAGCTAACAGACCGTATTTTGCCACCTTTTCAGTCTCTTCAAACCCACCAAACTCATGAGCATACATCCGAGACATTAGCCCAAACCGCTCTTCATCCTCTTCCCCGTCTTGTTGAGTCCTACCTAACAGGCGCTCAGCTCGTGAACGAATTTTATTAAAGGCGCCGGTATGGAATACCCGTTTTTGGCTTCTCTTTAAGGCAGCAAGCTCTTTAGCATCGGGTATATTCTCATGCTGGAACCTAGATTCTCCCCGAAGGTATGCAGATAACCGATTTCCATATTTATCTGGTCGCGTTAAGCCATCTTGGGACGCAAAATGAGCTACTGAAGCACTAACATTCCCCACTTGTTTCAGATAACTCTGAACCTCATCTGAAGTAGCCTCCCCGGAAGCAATTTTGTTGGATACCTTTAATGCATTATCTAGTTTTTCTGCCAATAAGTGCTCTGTTCGGCGTGTATCCCCGGCTACCTTGTGGGTGGCATAAAAACTTACCACTTTTTGCGTATCAGATAGATACTGCCGTATATCCCCATGAGCCTTACCCAGTATCTTATAGCGTTTTTTCAATATATCTGGGGGAACCATTCCAGGTTGATTCTGCATGACAGTATCTACAGACTGGGGTAAATTGGCTGTACCTAACGTTGGTAAGCCCTTTACCGCGGCTGTAGATGGGGTTAATGAGGCCATTAACGAGTCTTTATTATAATCGCTTAGCCGGAGCATATGGGTAAACGTGCCCACATGGGGAATAAACGGGGTATCTATCTGCCCCCGATAATACTGGCTTAACAAGGATGCTGATTCTGCCGTCCGAACCTTTGTCTCCCTAACAACTTCAGCAGGTATAGGGAGTTCCTGCTTAATCGACTCTAATACCCCTGCCATACCGGTTAGGTTTGTACCTAGATGATTAAGAGTCTTATCGTCCCCACCCCCTGCTCTTTGATATAGACTTAGGGTACTTCGCAGATTCTGCACTTCTTTTTCTAGCTGATCTCGGTTATTAGCATAGAAATCTATAATGGGATCATCCCTTTGGGGCCTCTTTTTATATGAGGCATTTTGGAACGCCCTATTTATATCTCGGGGGGTGCTTGGCTGGGACTCTTGAATTTTTGGAACCACTGGCGTTGGGCGTTCGGTGGGCTTTATATAAGAGTTTGGCTCCCTATTGAATACCGTAGCTTTCTCTGTTGGAGCAATATTACACTGTACCGGCCCCTTCAGGGGACTCATATCCATACCCCGATGCTCCCCCGCCTTGATAGCCGAGTTAAGGGCAGCTCCTTTCAACGGGTTTAGCAGTTTATTCCCTGCATATACAGGGATATAGTGTTGTTTGGGGATACTAGGGGTAGCACGGTGGGGGTGTGAGCTTCGGGGAATCTTGGGTCTGGGGGGTTTGCGAGTAGGCATACATTATCCCTTTAGGCTTGGGCACTATATTCACAGTGGTTTAATGGGATAAATGCTAAAATGGTATGATACCATTGTTAATACTACGCAAGCATAGGTAGCTGTGACCTAGCTTGATTTGACCTAGTTTCTTCAGCGGCTTTCTCTCTGGCTTCAATTTCTTCGTTAAGCTCTTTTTCTAGTAGCCCTGATTGTTGGAAGAACTTTCTCAAGTCTTTATCAGAGTCCATCGACTGGTTACCATATTTGCTAAGGTAAAACTTCATTGTCTCCAGCGTGGACTCAGAAACGAAAGGGAAAGAAGGTAAGCATGTCTACTGAAACTTCCAGCTCACTAACTGCCTTACACGTAGAACAAGGGACTTTTAGGGTTTCCACAATCCCATGCTTCACCATTTTATCAAATTCATCAATATGATACATGAAATCCGGGTCTACAGTATCCTTTATGCTGTTAAAGACCTCTCTACGCTGAGCTAGGGTGTCTCCATGAACCTTTCGGCTAAGGTTGGTTGCCACCCAGTTAGCAAACTCTATGGACGAGTGATCGGTTTCCTCATCTGCAAGTTTTTGAAAGTCAATCACATCCCGCATCGTAGGGGGATGCAGCATTATCCCATACTTCTCTTTAACTTCCTCAATCTTGGCTACAATACTGGGTATTCCATACTTACCCGCTCCTAGACAATTAACCTGTAAGTCGCTGGTTTCCCGTAATACCTTTTTATTATCCAAACTATCTGCTGGAAACACCCCGTCTACTACCTGTTGGGTGTGTTTCTTATCACTACAGGTAAATTCAATCTCCATATTAGACTTTTGATAGCTGTTAAGCCGTAGCCAGTACAGGAAGAAGTTAAAATCCCCCTCGGTCAGATCAAAAATACTAAAATTACTTATAGTCCGATTGATAGCGGTAGCAAATTCCTCAACACTCTCCTTTGTCACTGCATAGTATATCCGCTCACAATCAGATAATCGAAGAGGACGAACCATAATCACCTTTTCAGTATAGAAAAAATACGTCGAAGGTAGGTCTTCAATCGAGAAATAACTGGGATCCTCTGTTAAGGGGGCACTTGGCAAATCTTGCTGGGTAACCGGCTCAACTATGGGGGTCATAGAAATTGTGTTGGAATCCATTTTAACTCCTTAATTAAATAGTAGGATGCGATTCACATTAAAAGTTACAGATAAACGCAGAGCTTCACTCTGCCCGCTATGCCAGTTTAGGGCCGGTAACTGGATAGGCCAACACCCGATTAAAGCTATCTTTGCTACCGGGACATTGTCTACCGTGAGGGGGTAAAAATAGATTGTTTTGAAGTAATCTATGGGTAACCCCCGGTTTCCATGCTTGTCTGACATCACAGCAGCCCATGCATTAAGCCATGCGGTTACTGTCATAACATAGTTTTCATAAAAGACTAACCGCATAGACCCCACGGACTTAGGCCCGCTAAGAGCTATACTTTGGTCGTTCCGGGTTAAGGTAAAGGGCTGAAACTCCCAGAATGAGAACGAACATTCCTCTACATAGTCTCCAGAAAGGCTGGGCAATTGAATATGCCAAGTATTACTTAACTGGGGATCCCCTCGTCGGGTCATACGGGAAATTACACTGTCTTTAGTCATCTTGGCCCGTACAAGGTGGCTACTGTTTTCTTGAAAGTTAAACGCCCCCGAAAGAATCTCCCCTATATTTGTATTGCCTATAGACGTTCCCAGAATAGAGGAGATATTTGGTTCGGGGATCGTAAACCCTGCCAACCCTGCGGCTGAACTGATATTATCAAAAAGCTGCTTAATACCAGAAGTCGGGTTATCCCCTTCTAGCAAATTTGGCAGGTTATACGAGGCCATTATTCGTCTTGTGGGTAGTCGTAGGCAAACGATACCGATTGACTAATCGGGCTTGCTGGCCCCACACCTTCCATCTGGCTATCATTGAACACTAGGGGGAACAGCCCGTATAGATTGATAGTCCTAGTTACTTGGGGGATATCATTATACAGATAGAGCTTACCAGTAACCGCGTAGTTAGCCTTTAACGTACCACTGTTTTGGATTGTGCTGCGTGCAAACTGAATCCAGTTAAGAAACGCCGTTCTGGTGTCTAAATCTCGGGTTTCATAAAAGCTAGCGTCTAATCGTTGTGACCAACGCTGCATACCCATGTAGTTTAGATATACCCCATGCAGCCCCACGGTCACCTGATCTACTGATGTACCGGGAATACTAGTTCCTTGACAGGAGATCTTTAACTCACGAGAGCTACCACCACCGGGAATGTTGGGTAAAAGTAGATCAAAATTATATGACAAAAGAGGGTCTTTTAATTGACGAAACTCTTGAATGGAGCTACGTGCCATAATGTTCTCCTGTTAACTGCCTTTCACCGACACGGTGGTGTTTCCAGACTTAATAATAGCTTCCAACAAGATATTTCTAGTAGACCCAACAGGCCATAAGCTCACAGCAACAATCCTCGTGCCTTGTTCCAGAGTCTGTACACTGTTATTGTTGCTGTCACTAACAAACTGCCAGCCAATGGGCCGCTGCAACCCCTGAGTATCCTGAATCGGTATTAAAAACCGATTCCCCATGTCTATAAGTTCCGCAGCAAGTACATCGTCATCCGGGTCAAACAAATCGTATGCCCAGGCTTTAGTAAGCCCAGTTTCAACATAGGTAACCATCCTTTGTACACCCACGTAGCTTAAGTAGCTAAACTGGCTTTGAAGAGTGCTATCCCCCATGATTATGATACCACTACCAGGTTCAGCCACAATGCTGTTTATCTGGTTCGGGAACAACAAATTCTCGTCCCCCTTATCATAATGGTACGCCACCCCCTTAACGGGTAAAACCGGGTTGTTAGAGACATCACCTCGCTTATATCCTGCAGGCGCCCACCATGGGTACTTAACGGTATCCGTATATGCATATTGAGCAGCCACATGCCCTGCACAAGGGATATAAAGCTGCATGTTGTTATGCGAATCCGAGACCAAAAGGTCAGGGGAATACAGGGAACCGAACCGGTTATCCGCGTTTAAGACCACGCGTCTATATGCCTTCGCTTTCGCCGGAGTCTGCGAATCGCTAGGCATCAGAATTGCGTGACAATCCCCTCTACTAAGGGCTAGGGCTAGCATTTTACCATGAACCGTAGCATTAGCATACCCGCCGTCTATAAGCAGGCGAACCGGGTATCTCCGAGTGTTCACAAACGCATCCCAGCCTGTGGTGATATTAGCATTAGTAACCACATTGCCATCTACCCCTGTTGCCAGTGTAGTATAGGCTGATTGGCTAGTAAAATAGCCGGATATCCCAGTAACTGGGGAGTAGTTTATAACCCTGACATAGTTACTAACGCCGTTTATAACTGATTGCGCCTGTGTTTGTTTACCCGACGCAGACACTCCTTGTCCAAGCGAGCAGTTAAACACCTCTTTCGGAGAAGCTGTATTGCTAAGAA